AAGGCTCTCTCGGATGGGCATAAAAAAGGAGCCAGATGCTTGAAACCGCCCCAACTCTCCTTGCGGAAGCAATATTACAAGTTGGGTGAGTAGTTACAATCAATGAATAATTAATCGTGTGGCTGCTGCAATCACAAATGAGACGAATATAGAGATCATCCAAGTCTGCCATTTCATCTGTTCACGAACTGATGTCGTTTCTTCGCGAAGTTTGTCAATCTTTGACCTCAAATCATTCATCTCTTTATTTTGCGTTTCCAGGACAACAAGTCTTTCCTTCGTCTCATGGATCTCTTTCCAAATCCGATCTTGAAATAGAGTCTGATCCGCTCGAAATAATCCAAATTGCTTATCGAAATACTCTCGCGAAACTGGGAGATCATTATCCATGTTCATCATCTATCTCAATTCTATTGTCACCTTGTGCAGACAGCGCTAAAATTCCCTTCGAAAATCCCGCTATTAAAACGCAAATCGTCACAAGCAATTTATCTGCTTGATGTTCCTGCATAATAGGAAGCCACACCCCAATCACACCAGCCACGACAGCAATAAGTGTCGTGGCTCTGTGTGACAACGGATGTGGCGTCAAGCGGGGGGGACTTGAGATAAACCGGATGAAGCGGCCTCCACATCCGAAGCTTTCTCTCCAAGCGCCGAAACGCTTTGTTGGTAAAGATCGGATACTGCTAAGTCGATAGCGCTCTCCACCGGTTCGCGCGTCAATTCAATCAGCGTAGCCGCCTCACGAGGCGCTTCGCTTTTCAAAAAGTCGAATATATAAGCAATCTGCTTATCGGCGAACGATTGCAGTGAGGCCTCCGAAAGCTGCGGGTTTGTCTGGATTTCAGTCAAAACCTCAGCCTTCACTTTTCTCACAATCGCATCTTTAGCTCCTGCTCCGAGCACTTTGGAAAACACTCCCGAGATCACATTCGAAAGAGACATTTTTATTTTCCTCCTAATTTAAAGTAAGGGCGGCTCCCTGTGGCCACCCATCCCCGTTAATTCTAAAGATTAAATCCTGCACTCACCATTGGATGGAGCGACATCCCTGAGCCGCTCGTATCCACAAACACGCCAACGCCTAGGTTTAAGCTCCCTATCGAATAGACCGGCTCGAGGCCAAATCCGAATGTAGTGCCCCCGCTCGTGGTGGTGGCGCCTGCGCCGATAAATCCGGTCAGATTGATTTCACCTGAGCCCACAGCCCAACTCGGCGTATTCGTTATAATTCCGCTGTATCCCACGAGCGTTGCGACCGCGCCGTGGCTCTTAATCTCCAGCGCGCCCGTTGCGAATCCCGTCGACGAATCCGATGCCGTATCCAGCGTCAATGTCGTCTGAGTCGTGCTGGCCGCAGTCCCGGTCGTCCCCGTCGCATTGTCCGCAAAAGCGCAGACCTGCGCGGCAGCCGAAAGCATCATCATCACAAAAGCAATGCAAAAAACATTAAAAATACTGCGTAATCTCATCCTATTTGCCTCCTGTCAAGAAAAAAGCCCCGCTGAATATTCAGCGAAGCTATCCATCTTCCGTAGGGGCGGTTCCCATGGCCGCCCATTCCCATATCTATCTTAATTGGAATAAGGGAATACATTGCCGCCAGTCACTCCGGTTATCGGCGTTCCGGCTGTCACAATACTCGTATTCGCCCTCGAATTGGTCAAATACAGCTTTGCAGAAGCTCCCAGTCCCAAACTGTAGATCGGCTTAAACTTCACCGTCTGAGTGACAGCGCCTTTTGCGTCGAGATTCCCACGCGATACGCTCGTTATGCTCGTTGTCGGAAAGTATGCGCCAAATATATTTGCAATTCCGCTCGTCGTGTTTCTTGGAAGCGCAATCGCAGCCTCAATCGAATATGTATTCGCATTTATCACGGGCGAATATGTGCCAGTCGAGCCCACCTGCCCCCAAAATTGGCGCATTATTGAATCACTGTCGAAATAGAATACGGCTTCAAGATCATATGTAGGAATCCCTGGAATCATCGAGACGGGGCCTGAATATCCATTCAAGCACTCTTTAGCTTCCAGGTTCCTATTAATCGTCAGCTTAAAGCTCTTCGCAGCAGCTTGAGCGCCTCCGAGCGTGAAGTTCCCATAAGCGTTCGGAAGAGCGGCCAGCGAATCCACAACAGCAGTCGAGAGCCCACTACTAGCTGCCGTCAGCCCGGAGGTCATCCATAAAGCCCGCAAATCGACATCAATCTCAAGCTCAGTCTTCGCGGCCTGATCAAATGATATGTCGAGCTTATCGCCATAGACGCCCGCGTAGATGTTGTACATTCCGCCAAAGAACTCTGCGAGGGTGCTTGGCGTCATTGCGTTCGTAATCAGCCAGGTCTGCAGGTTTCCACTGCTAAGCGTCGGAGCCGCATAGACGCTCGTCGTATAGCCAGTATCGGCGAATGATACACCCGTGGTTGTCCCCACCAAAGCACCCGCTTTGAGCACCTTATAGAGCGTCGCCCCTTGCACCGGAGCCCAGGAGACTAGATTGTAGTTCGTAGCGCTCAGCGCAGCGTTTCCCGTGCTGGTGCTGGCCGCCGTGCTGGCCGCGCTGTCGCCAAGAGCGTTGCTCGCGATCACAGTATAGGCCGCCGTCGTTGTGCCCGGCGTGCCGACATTTGCAACCGTCGCAGTAGGCGCAGTCAGCGCTGTTATCGCCGTTGTGGTCGGCGCGCCAAAGAACATCGAGAGCAGCTCGTCGCAGCTCTCGGGACTGAATCCGATCTTAAGAGAGCCCTTAATATCGCTTTCACCTTGGACGACGCCCAAAATTCCAGGAATATTCATCAGCACTTCTCGTTCGATCTTCTCCTGTTCAAAATTGAGGACTCCGCTTTTGCGCATCAGCATTCGGCTAGCGGCTACCGGCGCGCCCGGAGTCGCCTCGACTCCAATTCCCAACATAGACTGCCAGCCCGCATAAGCAGTCTGAGATATATTCGATAATGTCGCACTCATAAAAGTCTCTCCCTACGAGTTAAAAATCTTCACCGACGCGCCGTCGCCAAAAGAATCGCCAATCGAGGGCGCTGTCGATGGAGTAATTGCAGCAGTCGAGGGCGTTGTCGCGCTTTCCGAAGTCGAGGCCTCTGCGCTGCTCGTTCCCACCTGTTTCACGATATTTCGCGAAAGCAGCAGATTCGCGAGTTCTGCATCCAGCCTCGGATAAACTCCAACAGTCATCTGGATTCCAGGCTTTAATATAAGTCCTCCCGCCAATGAGCCGCCAGAATCCTCGCGCGCATACTCCACAATGTCACCATTCTGCAAAGCCATAAAATCTTCTCCTTTTATTGAGCAGGTTGAAGTATTGTCGACTCCAGCCTGAAAAACGTTAAGCTGATATATTTCGGCGCTTGATAAAAATACTGAGTTGTCTTATTCTCAGGAAAATCCAGCCCCCACCAGAGCGGGCTATAAGCGCGGTTCAAAAGCAACGCATTTCGAAGCCGAGCCGAAGCATTTGATACGGCGCGTCTGGCAAGCGCGCTTCTCTTAGAGGCTCCATAGTAAACAATGAGCGCCATCAATGTTCCGCGTCTCTCGCGAAACGATTGCATTCCCAGCGTCTCCAACTCCGAATCTTCACTTACAGTCATGAGGCATATCTGCCAGAGCCCATCGCCAAGGTTGGCGCCCTGAGTGTCGTCAAGATTAATCTCAAACCCTGCGCCAAAAAGAGTTTGCAAATCCCCATTTGCCTGCAATTGAGCCTGGCAAGCGCTCTCCATATCGTTGGATGTAATCATCAGAACTCCATACTTGCAATCACAGAGATTAACCACGCCTCATGGTTCTCATAAATCTGAGGAGTGACATCGCCAAGCACATCAAAGAACGGCCTCGCTGGCAAATTGCGCGGCGCATATCCAGCTTCGTGCGCGTGAACATCCGCCCCGCTAATCGAATGAATCAGCATTCCTGGAGCAATGAGCGTGCTTTCACTGCGCATTTCCTCTTCGTCAAATCCGTCCATATTTGCCGCCAACCGCCCCAGGGAGCCGCTGTCGGTTAAAGGAGGCGCATCGGGGTTAAACTTCCGCCGTTTTCGCGTGAGCGGCTGAACATCCACCCACGCATTCGGAAAGCCTCCTTCGGCAAACTCGTGGGCATAAAACGCGCTGAGCGTCCCCGCGTCGGCCTGAAATGCGACTTTATCATCCTCCAGCGCTCCGGCCAAGCGCAGGAATCTCCCGGACAGCTCGTCAACCCCTTCAAATATAATCTCGATCATCGCTTAAGCCCTGTTTGCAGCAGCCTTCAGTCGGATACAAATCCCTTGCTTAAACTCGGGATGAAGCGTTTTCAATACATAATCTTCATGTCCAAGTTTTACCGACATACTTTCATTGATAATCCCGTAATTTTCTCCGCCAAACTCAAACACCGCATCGCATTTTATGTCAATATCAGCGCCGCGAATCACATCTGAAATCCTCTTAGGATCGGAGATCATTCGGGCATAAATTTTACTACCATCCCCTAAAGCCACAAGAGATCCCTCTGCACGAATTATCCGCGAAATCATCCGCTGCCTTGTAATTCCAGTATCCATCCCATCTCCCGTAGGGGCGGCTCCCCGTGGCCGCCCATCTTTGTGTCTTTAATTCCCCGCGCCGCCGAAAACATCCCGAACCCCAAGAGCGCGCTCAAGCTGCCCTAATATCGTATTCGGCTCTCCATGTCGATGCGCGCTGCGCGTCGGACCACCCACAGCAAAGGGGCTGAAGCTCGCTCCCATGGACGCGCGCATCAACTTCACCACCGAAATACGCCCGACCAGTGTCGCCGCCTCGGCCAACCAGCGCTTCCGTTCATTTGAGCCGTCGTAGATCCCCAGCACCGACACGCTGCTTCCAGGGCGGCTTGTATTTCCATCCACCTGAGAAAACTGCGCCTGAAAATCGGTGTCCCGCTTCATCGTCAAATCGCTGGCGGCGCCCCCGCTCATCAGCGGACCAATCAGTCTACTGCACACCAAAAGCGCCGCAGCCTCATCAAAAAGCTGCTGATCGGAGCCTGCCAAGAGGTTGTAAACCCCTTCGGTCGCTATAGTGCGGATGCCGTTCCCAATCTGAGGCCACTCCAAAAGCAGAGAAAGAGCCACACTCGCCATTTCGCGCTCAAAACGCTGCGCGCTAAGTTCAGCACGAGAGCATTGAAGGCGCTCCAGAGCCAGCGAGTGCGCATCCGTAAAGCACGCAAATCGCTTGTCAATCCGATAAATCGTCTGTCCAAGACTGTCCAAATAACTCCACGAAATCAAATATTCTCCGCCCTGAGCGGGCGTCAGTATGGCCGACAAAGACTGAGATAAACTCAGAGACAATCCAGGAGAGGCAGTCACCGTCAAAGCCGTAGGCGCGCTGCCATCCGGAGCGCTCACCAGAGCCGATGCGCTGCTCACGCTAAAAACCGTCTCGCGCGTCTCAGTACGAACGATCTCAACTGTCTCTCCTACAATCATTGTTCAGGCTCACTCTCACCACCGCCAGGTTCAGGCGCTTGCGTCGCCTGCTCTTGTTCCAAATCAGGTTTAGGCGCAGGTTCAGACGCTTGCGCCTTTTGCTCATGCTCCAATTCTGGTTTAGGCGCCGGCTCAGGCGCAGGTTCAGAAATCGGAGACAAATTAGCGCCCACAGGATAGGGCTTAAGCCTATCATCGTTTGGATTGATCTCGGAGGCTGCCTTCACCGTGATAGGCAGATCCTTCATAAGCGTCCATTTCAGATGTTCAAAGCGCATGCCGCCGATCTCAACGCCAGAAGCGCTTCGCAAACTTCGAATAGCAAACATATTTCACCCCTTTTCTAAAATCATTCCGTAGGGGCGGATCCTCGTATCCGCCCATCATTTCTAATAGAGCGCTGCAATATTTGAAGCCGTCGTCCCGCTTACTACAATCGCCACAGCCTCAACAGGCACAAAACCACTGGCTCCATACAATGTCACTGTATCGCCTCCGGATGTGATAATCTTCAAATTTCCAGCCGTTCCCACATGAAATCCCCTGGCATGTGGAAATCCCGCATCTACATTTAGCGCAACTTGAGAACCGGAGAGCGTTATATTCACTGCCCGTTTATAGCTTAGAGAGTTTCCTGTCATAACCGCATACTCCTAACGACTTACGAGGTCGCAGACGATCCATACGCCGTCTGCCAGAGCCCATAAGCCTGAGCGTAGCGTCCCCTCAGCGTGACCTGGAAACGCTCTCTAATCTTCGCCGTAGCCACATCGAAATCGGTCTCAATTGAAATCGGAATGTCCGAACGGCTCTGAATAATGATCGGCCTAATTTCTCGGTTTGTGTCGAGTAAAAACCAGTTATAGGCTGCATTCACAGTCTGCGCGTTCGCCCCCGCTCCAATAGTTCCGTTAATCAAATAATCCGAGACAACCACTTTATAGCGTCCACGAAAATAGTTACTGTAGGGCACTGTGGCTGTCGGAGAATCGATTGATCGACTCACGACCACATCACTGCCTACCAAATCATATGCAATTCTCTCCAGCGCGGGCCCCACAACAAGCGTATTAGGTTTCACTTCCAGCGGAATCCCTTTGTCGTCAAGCATAGATCGCATTGCCGCTTGCGCCTTTTGAAGCGCATTGTCACTGAGTGACGCCGTGGTCATATTGCTCTGAACCGGGCTTGATCCCTCTTGATGACTGCTATTAAAAAATGAATAACCGTCATAGCAGCTATTTGCAAAACCGTTCACGAGGCCAATGAACGAAAGGTAGTTCATATGGCGAGGAGCTTCATCGCCAAGTTGACGCGCCTGCGCCATAAGAACGCCGTATTGGTCATCCTCTATGGCTCGCCGCTGAATCTCAAGATTCGCCTTATAGGTTACGTCAGAAACCTGATAGGTGTCTTCACGAAGAGACTGCTCCGGCGCTTCGTCGACGAACGGTTGCATCACAGCGCCGCGCCCAAGCCACGCATAATTTTGCACAGGGAGAGTCGTTGAGATCTCAGTCGCGATCTCTTTGTATTCTGCGTTTTGAAGAGCTCTTATGTATGCCGTATTGAAATTAGTCTTAATACCCGCAAGCGTAAAAGCAATAATGTCGGAGGTAACTACTGCCATCTATTTGTTCCTTTTTCTTATGTAGGGGCGGCTCCCAGTGGCCGCCCGATTCCCATTTCCTACTGCACCGCGCGGTCGATCCTCAGCCGAATATACGCCGAAGTCGTCAGCTGCACCGCATAGCCCACCAGAACGGCATTCGTCGTTGTCGAAGAGCCGGTTCCACTGTCGGCGCCATATACTGCTGTTCCCACAGTAGCCTGCACGGCTCCGGAATAGGCGAGAGTAAATACTCCGCTCTTCATCACATGAATCTGTAAGGCTCCCGCGACGCCGGTTGAGTTGTTCACCGTCTCGTCGGCAATGCCAATAAAAACGTCGGGTTGCGATGCCGCAGGCGAGCGTAGCGGGTAGGCGTATCCATCCCCGCGAGTCACCAAAAGCGATCCTTTGTAGATCGTAACGCCAGCCGCGACGGGGTAGGATACAATCTTCCCGTCAGTTCTTCCGGGCTCAAAAGCTTGTGTCAACGCGGTCATTTTATTTTCCTCCGCTCGTCAAGCTAAGAAACTCAGCAGCCATCATTTCTCGCGTCTTATCGTCTTTGGCGCCCATAGTCTCAGCCATTGCCTTCTGCGAGTCGCTGAGCCGATCCCACGCGCTCAGTTTCGATGGATCGCGTACGTCGCCATCCGCAGGCAGCGAGTAGCGCGGCGGCGCGCTCTTGCGCTCACCCCCAGCAGCCCCAATATCAAACTTCGAGTCCGCCAGCTTCGTCCAACCAGCGCTCATTTTGAGTAATGCGGAGATGGGAGCTTGCGCGCAGGTTTCGGCAAGCGATGCGCCAATCTCCGCGCCGTGAGCGCGAACGGCCTCCGCTTTCGCCTGTTCCCGAATCACCGCCTCCTGAGCCTTCCCGAAATCGGCCAGCTCCCGAAGCACTTTGAAATCGCTCACATCGCTTATCCCCATCGCATCCAGCGCGCCCAAGAGAGCCTGCTGTTCGAAGGTCAAATCCACTGCCGTCCCCGTAGGATCGGCGCCTGTCTTTCCTGCCATATCGTTTTCCTTCCCGCCGCCGTTAGGATCGGCATCAAAAAAAGCGGCTCCGAGTTTCTCGGGTCGCCCAGTCAGTATGCTTAAGCTGCTTAAGGCATCTTTTGGAACCGGCTCCATAGCCGATTTCAAATCATCAAAAAAATCTTCGAGGCTCGTCACAGCGTCTACGAGTTTTTGTTCTTTCGCCTTCGCCCCGACAAAAACTCTCGCTTCGAGCCCAAGCACCTCTTCAGTCGTAAGTCCACGCGCTATGGCGACGGCGGAAGCGAACTGTGCATTCACCTCATCCACCTCGCGCCGCAGATCGGCAAGCTGCTCCTCCGAAATCGCCGCGCCCGAAGTCCCGACACCTTTCATCATCCCAGTGCCGATCACATTAATCTTCACCCCGTCTTTCGAGGCGCGTTCAAACGTGTCGGGAATCACTAGCAGCGTCCCAATACTGCCCACCTCCGCCGTAGAGTTGCAGTAGATAAAATCCGCCTGGCTGGCCGCCCAGTAGGCTGCAGAGCACCCCATATCCTCAATATAAGCGCCGATAGGCTTTCCAGATGCGCCAATCGCGGCGGCTAAATCAGCAGTCCCCGCCACTTGTCCGCCAGGAGAATCGATAATAAGTGCGATTGCCCGAACGCTTTCATCAGAGCTGGCCTGCCGCACCGCCCGTCTCAAAAGGGACGTGCTAGAGTTGCGCCCCCAAGAGAGCGGCGCCTTCGTCATCGTCCCCGATATACAAAGCGTCGCAATCCCGTCGTCGTCCACAAAATAGGGAGCTTCCGCGTCATCCTTATCCTCCGCGCCAATATTCGCAAACGATGCCGCATACTCCTGCGCATGAGCATTCAAATCCAACCGCTCAATCTGCCCGCGAATAGAGTTCGCCGCGCGAGGCTCCATTGCCCAGAGAGAATCGATCCCAGCTACAATCGCAACTGCACCCAGATTCGCATCAATCCGATTCCGAGGCGCGCGCCAAGGATTTAATAAATTAGGTAGTTTCATTCGCTCATCCATAAAAACGAGGCCTGGATATTAATCATCCAGACCTCAAATCTGTCTCCGTAGGGTGCGGCTCCCGTGGCCGCCCATCTTCCATCAGTTTTTGTCTAAAGGCTGCCCCTTCGCCTTCGTTTCCCCCGAATCTCCATCATTCTCATTGGCGCCATTCTGCTGGTTTAGCCGCGCGGGGTCGCCTACAGCCGCCGATCCCGTCACAGCCATCGCCGCTTCATCCTGAGTCTGCCAGCCCTGGTCGCGTTTGGCCGCCTCATTTCTAATCTTCATCGCCTCGGTCTGCGCGTCGAGCTGCGCCTGCTCCGCCCGGATCGGCTCCATTTCGAGCTCAGCGCGCAAAGGGAGCCCCAAAAGCCTCAAATGTAGGTTGGCAGCGCGCACCAGAGGCAGAGCCGACTTGAAGACTATGCTCGTTAAACCTGCCGTGTAAATCTTCCAGTCCACACTCGCCCAGGTTTCCGTGCTTCCGGACACAATCCCAGCAAGCGCCGGAGTCGTCTTCAAGGCTTCAATCAGCCTCGCCTGTTTTAACGCCCATATTCCAGGAATATCAGGCATTTTGTCCCCTGCGCCCACAGTGTTCACCAAGTCGCCAGTCCCGTGAAAGAACGCGTCGTCCGGCTCCATATTCGAAAACAGCTCGATCACTTCCTGCTGTTTGGTGATGCACCACTCGTCAATCTCTTTCGGATCGGTCACCCCCACAATCTGCGTGGCCGTTTCCGCCCAGCCCTTATAATCAAGCCCCACATTGATTTTAGGCATCCCAATTCGGTGGAACGCCAAATCCAAAGACCTCAAAAACACCGCGCATTCCAAAAACGCTGTCAGCACCGGTCCATACGGGCTGCGGCCATACGGCTCGTCAGGCAGTCCATCTACCGACGAATAAAAGAACCGCTCCATCGGCATCGGCTCATAAACTCCGCCGAGCCCCGCGTCTTGAAAGATATTGAAGCCGTTCGAACTCATTGCCTGCTTCTGATAAAGCATCAGCTGCCCGCTGTCTTCTCGCTTAAAACGCAGAGAGAGCGAGTTCACCGGGTACACCGCCGAAACTCCTTTACCACGCGGCGCGGGCACCGCTTCGGTCGCGCACATCCCCGTAAGCATGAGCATTTGAAAGTTTTTGCTCAAACAATCGTCGAACGATCCCACTTCTTCCGGTTGGTTGTCGAAAAGCTCTTTAATCTTAAGCGATCCATAAGGATCTTCTTCGCTCTTCCCCGATTGCACCTGAGGCAAATCCCCTGGATCAGATTCGTCATCCGCAATCGTCTCTCCCCCAAGCGTCATTGCTTTGATCCGCACCGTCCCGGGAGCGCAGCCAAGCCGCAGCGCATTCCAGAGCGCCTGCCCGACCTCAGGACTCAAATCCGGCAGCCGGATAATCAAGTCGAATGGCGATACCGCAGCAATTCTGGCCAGTGTCTCAATCGGAGCCGTCGCAAGCGTCGTCCCGAAGTCGTCGCCTCTTCGAGCCAGCCATCCAAGCGTTCCCTTAGATAAAAACACCCCAGCGCCCTGAGAAGCCCGTCCCTTCACATTCAACCGAATATTCCCATTTTTAGAAGTATTTTTATCCATATTAATCCGTATGGGCGGATCCACGTGGCCGCCCATCTGCGCATCCATCTATCAAACCCGGTTCCACAAAGTAGAAACCGCCTTGTAAATCGGCCTTCCAACCGGAAGCGCTTCTCGTATCGCCAGCTCATTAAATGCGTCGCTGCTTGCGTCCACTTGGTCGTCATGCCGCCCCAAAGGGAACGCCCTCAGCTCTTCGATATATTCTCGATTCCAAAGCCCTCGCAAAAGGCGCACATTACCCGCATTAACCTGAGCGCTGTAGCCATCCGCCCGCAGCTCTTTGGCGCCCGATACAGTCTCTGTCTTGACGCGATATACGGCAAGCATCCGAACAAATGATAATGCTGCATCCTTGCCCGCTGCGCCCGGATCTTGCGCGCCATGAATCTCAACTTCTCTCCCATCAATCTCGGCTGTTCGCCGAATAGTTAAATTTCGCTCGTCCGTAGACCACTGCCCACGAACCACATCCAGCACCCAGAAGCCTCCAAAAATATCGATACCGAGCTTGGCGCCCACAGTGAAATCACCCTTTCCAGCGCTCGATGCCATATCCCACGCGCGGACGATCCGTTTCATTTTAGGCAGCTCGTGGAAGTCCTTAATCTCCATTTTATCCGGTTGGAACATAGCTCCCTCGCTTGGCAGCGGAACGCCCATAAACTGCCCATTCCAAATCCTCGGGGTCTTCTGGATTCGCTCAATCACCTCATCGGAGAGGCGCTGAGTAAGCTTTTCACCAACACCGCGAATATCTGCCGCCCGATCCGGCCATTCTGTATTTTCATCACCAATCGCCGGAAATCTCCACATCTCCCATCCGCCCTGCTCCCACAAATGCCCAGCAATATCTCCCTGCCAATATCTGTGGAACATCAAAATAACATTCGTTTTATCGTTAAAACGCACCGATGCGCCTTCATTATAAAAAGATTGAATATTTGAATTCGCCGCGATACTCATTGCTTCCGCGGGCGATGAATAAGGGTCGTCAATCACCAGAAGATCCACGCCGTCTCCTACGAAGCCTGTTTGCAGTCCAAGAGCCGCAAAGGAAGGCTGCGCATCGGCATAGCGTGACCGCTCCGCCGTGCTCCACATCTCATTGCTCGCCTGCGTCGGCACACTCGCCCGTAAATCCCCCGTCCGCATGAATACGCGCTTATACGCGTCGCTCTGCATCGTTTGAAGCAAAACACTTCCATGCCTAATTGCGCGGCGAATATTGTAGCAGGCGAGTTTCGTTCGAATTTCCGGGTGCCACCCTAGCAGCCACGCAATCAACCTCTGCGCCACAATCACGCTCTTACCCACCTGTGGAGGCGCGTGGATCATAATCCGCTGCCCACACTGGTCTTTTAGCATTTCCAGGCGCGCGCAAAGAAGCCACTGAAACTGATCAAGAATAAGCGAAAGCGACGTATACTCCACAAAGTTCCCGAGATGTCTTCGAGCATCCTCCGCCCACTCGATCTCATCCTCGCTAAGCTTCATTTCTCTTTCCTTTTTGCCTTAACGCCTTATATTCCGCATACTCATCTTCGGAGAGGGCGCTCGGATCAAACCCGTCCGCCGTCACATGCAAATCCACAGGAGCCGTCTCTAACGTCTTCACCTGCCCGAGCTCTTTGGCGATTGACTGAGCGATGTCAATCTTGAGTTTTGTTGCGGAAACATTCTCTTCGTACTCCCAAAGATTCTTTTTCGAGTCGAATTTCGCCAGAAGCCGCCCGGTGGTGATCCCCGGATGGAGCGCAGCATCGTCTTTAAGGCGCCCAATCTCGGTGCTTAAATTGAAACGCCGGATATTATCCTCCTCCGGCGTCTTTTCGAGCTTTGCCTCAAGCGCTTCTATCCCCGCAATCACTTTAGCGCGCCTCTTTTGCCAATAATCCGCCCGTTC